TACTAGTTTTGATGTTCAAAAAGTACATAAAAAGAAATAATGCTAGGTAAATTATTTTCAGGTGGTGCAGCAGACCTAGTAAAAGGTGTTGGGAGTGTAATAGACAACTTGCACACTAGTGGTGAAGAGAAATTAGCTGCAGAAAACAAGATAAAAGAATTAATAGCCAACTATGAGGTTGAGATGGAAAAGAACATTACTTCTCGTTGGAAAGCAGACATGAACTCAGATTCATGGCTAAGTAAAAATGTTCGACCATTAGTATTAATATTTTTAGTAGTATGCACAATGCTACTTATATTTATAGATGCTGGTAAACTCAACTTCGATGTAAAGGACTCGTACGTAGATCTTTTACAATTAGTGCTAATAACGGTGATTGGTGCCTATTTTGGTGGACGATCATTCGAAAAAAGAAAAAAATAATAAATGGCTAGAATAAGCACCTATGGGGTAGATGCTACTCCACTTAATTCAGATAAAATGCTTGGTACCAATCCAGATGGTACTGTAAAGAATTTTACATTAGGTGATATAGCTAAACACTACTCTTATACTAATGCTATTGGTATAACGGGTCAAATAACTTATTTATACGAAAACACTGGTGATTGGTCTGCTTCAGATGCAGGTACCATGCACATAGCTACTGGTAGCGCAACAAAAACGTTTAGTAGTATTACAACGGTAAAGCTTAGCAAATACCAATATAGTGGAACAAATAGTTTAGCAAACTTCTATAGTGAATTTATTAACAAAGACATACTTATAGCTGATATAGAAAACCAAAATAACTACGGTGTTTATACATGTACAGCTGTAACTCTAGATAGTGGTAACACTGACTTTTACGACTTAACATTAGTATATAGAAGTGGTAATGGTAGTATAGTGAACCAATACAATTATACAGTAGTCCTTTTCGCTGGAGCTCAAGACAAGGATTTTACTTTTACACAAGCAAACGGCTCCGCGACGTGGACAATTGCGCACAACCTTAATAAATTTCCATCTGTAACCGTAGTGTTATCATCTGGTGATATGGGTATTGCTGATGTCACACATCAAGATAAAAATAACTTAACAATAAGCTTTTCTGTTGCTACATCAGGTAAAGCGTATTTAAACTAACAATAAAAACAAAAAACAATGCCTAAATTTTTAAACGTTCTAAACATGAACGGCAACGAGATTCAAAATTTCGCTGTCCACACCGTAGCGTCTGGAAGTGCGCAAGATGTTGCTGGTACGATTATATTAGATGGAACCAGTCTTAAGTACCACGATGGAAGTGGTACGGGTTCTTATGTAACTCTTGGTACTGGTGCTGGTGATATTACTGGAGTAACTTTAACCGCAGACAATGCTGGTACCGCCTCTGATTCAAGTGGTAGTGCTGATCTTACTATTGCTGGTGGTACTGGTATAAGTACCACTGCAACTGGTACTACTCTCACAATCAACGCTGACGCTTCACAAGCTATAACAGCTTTGACTGGTGGAGACTTAACTCTATATGATGACACAAATAACGCAGACGTTTCCTTTAAAATGGGAACTGGTGCAGCTGAATCTTTAACAATACAAGTTCTTAACGGTAGTAGTAATAAAACTGCTGAAGAAGTTCATTTCTCTACAGCAACAGCTTCTGGCACTGCAAACCATGGTAAAATGGTATTTGATATTGATGGTACTGACATTATGGAAATTAATGACAGTGGTATTAATGTTACAGGTACTATTACAGCTGATACTTCAATAACAATTGATTCCACTACTATATCATCTACTGAAATTGGTTATCTTGACGGATTAACTCTTGGTACAGTTGCAGCAAGTAAAGTTGTTACGGTAGACGCTAACAAAGACGTTGGTACAATACGCAACTTAACTATTGATGGTACTTTTTCAGATGGTAATTATACTTTTGACACAAGTGGTAATGTATCAGGATTAGGAACAGTTGGTTGCGGCGCTATTACATCTACAGGTACTAGTTCGTTTGCTACAGCAGTTAAAACTCCAAAAATCCAGTTTACAGATGGTGACGATGCAATAACGATAGCAGACGGTGGTGGAATTACTGCTGCGAATGGTATTACATCAACTGCCGCGGCAAACTCGTTTGGTGCTACATCGTTTGGTGATGCTAACATAACAAATGTTGGTGATATTGCTTTAGATACAATATCTCACGATGGTAATACTATTGGTGTTACTATAAAAGATAATACTGACGCTGCTTTTGTAGTAAAACAAGGTAGTGACGAGTATATATCTGTAGACACAAGAGATGGTAGTGAAGTAGTTGATATAGGTACTGGTATTAGTGCTGTTACCGTTAATATTGGTCATGGTACTTCTACAGTTGCTATTGGTGATAATTTAACTGTAGCAGGTGATTTAACAGTTACTGGAACAACTGCAACGGTTAATCAAACAAATCTAGATGTTTCTGATAATATAATTGGTTTAAACAGAGGCGCTGGTACAAACGCTAATGACTCAGGTTTAATTATAGAAAGAGGTTCAACTGGTGACAATGCTGCAATTATATGGGATGAGAGCGATGATAAATTTGTAGTAGGTACTACAACTGCAACACCTTCTTCTACTGGTAATTTAACCGTAGCAACCGGAACTTTAGTAGCTACTATAGAAGGTAACGCTTCTGGTTTAACAGCTAGTACATCTAATGCAATTGGTGTTGGTACTATAGAATTAGGACACGCTAGTGATACGACAATAGCAAGAGCTAGTTCTGGCGATATAACAATCGAGGGTAATGCAGTTTATAGAGCTGGTGGTACTGATGTTCCAGTTGGTGATGGTGGTACTGGAGCTTCTAATGCTAGTGATGCAAGAACAAACTTAGGCTTAGCAATAGGAAGTGATGTACAAGGTTACGATGCTGATCTTGCTGCAATAGCAGGTTTAACATCTGCTGCAGATAAAGGTATTCAATTTACTGGATCTGGATCGGCTGCAGTATACGATCTTACCGCTGCTGGTAAAGCTTTATTAGATGATGCTGATGCAGCTGCACAAAGAACAACATTAGGCTTAGGTTCTTTAGCTACGGCAGGTAGTATTAACAATAGTAACTGGTCTGGTACTGATCTTGCTGTCGCAAACGGTGGTACTGGATCTTCTAACGCATCTGACGCAAGAACAGCTTTAGGACTAGCTATTGGATCTGATGTTCAAGGATATGATGCGGATCTTGCTGCAATAGCGGGGCTTTCGGTAGCCGATGGTGCTTTTATAGTTGGAACTGGTTCAAGTGCTGGTGATTGGCAAATTGAAACAGGTGCTACTGTTAGAACCTCTCTAGGATTAGGAGTAAGTAATACGCCTAAATTTACTGGATTAGATCTTGGTAATGCCACTGACACTACAATAACAAGAACAGGTGCTGGTAAAATTGCTGTTGAAGGAAACGCGGTGGCACTCGCTAGAACATTCTTATTAAATGATGATGAAGATACAGATAATCCTGTTCAATCAAATAACAACGGTGCTGCAAGTACAATATTTACAATAACACATGGTATGATTGAAAGTAGAGCTTACAAGGTGGAAATAGTACAAGTGAGTGACTACTCAACAGTTTACACAGATGTAACAAGACCAAGTGACACAACTATTGTAGTAACGTTTGCGTCTAATGTTAATTTAGGTGCATATATGGCAATGGTTACTTATTGTGGTGAACACGGAGCATAATAAATAAATAAATAGAATTAAATGGCTGTAAAATTTCTTAATAACATTGATGTTTCTGGTGAGGTAGAAGGTACCTCGCTAGACATTAATGGTAACGCTGATATATCAGGTACTCTTACAATGGCGTCAGACCAAAAGACTTCTTATGGTAATGCAGCTACGTTTATAGAAGGAGCGACTAGTGGTAGTAAGCTAATGCTTAACGGTCAAACTGATATGTTTATGAGGATTAATGGTTCTACAGTTGGACAGTTTGATTCTACTAAATTTACACTTAGCGTTGGATTAGATTTGGGTGGCCACACTGTCAACGATATTGATGTTACGTCAGAAGCTTCTAATGCAGACGATCATTTAATGACCGCCCTTGCAATTAAAAACAGGATTGAAGATTATGGTTATATAACATCTAGTGGTAATACATCTGGTAACGCTGCTACGGCAACTGCTTTAGCTACGGCTAGAGCAATTGGTGGTGTTAGTTTTGATGGTACTGCTGCAATAGACCTACCAGGTGTTAATACGTCTGGAAACCAAGATACTTCAGGTACAGCTGCTATTGCAACTGCTATAACAGTAGCAGACGAATCTAGTGATACGTCATGTAACGTATTATTCACAACGAGTGCGTCTGGAAATTTAAACGCTAAATCAGGTACTAATTTAACTTTTAATTCCTCGAGTGGTGTTTTAACAGCCACAGGTTTTAATGGAGCTTTAACTGGTAACGTAACTGGTAATGTTAGTGGTAATGCTGGTGGTACTGCAAAGGGTTTATCTCATTTAGACTCTGAAACCGCTCTTACAGCACACGGGGTTATAGTTGCAAATACTGACGGTGATGGTATAACACAAGTAACAGGTAATGCGCTTGCTTCAAATAAATTTTTAAGATCAAGAGGTACGGCTAGCGCAACTGCAGCACCTACTTTTGAAACTGTAGATTATGCAAGTGTATCTGGAACACCTTCGCTTGGTAGTTTAGCAGGAGCAAACAGTATAAATAATAGTAATTGGTCTGGAACTGATCTTGCGATTGCTAATGGTGGTACAGGCGGAGGAACCGCATCAGCTGCTAGAACAAATTTAGGATTAGCTATTGGGTCTGATGTGCAAGCTTACGATGCTCAACTTGCTGATGTTGCTGGTTTAGCTGTAACAGATGGTGGTTTTATAGTGGGTAATGGATCAAACTTTGTTTTAGAATCAGGTGCTACTGCTAGAACTTCTTTGGGATTAGGAACTGGCGCGGTGTTAGACACTGCTGCTATTGCTGATGGTGGTGCTGGGTTAGCTACAGCAGATCAAATACATACGTTTGTTACTGGTCTTGGTTATGTTACAAGTTCTGGTATAACATCTGTTGATGATAGCACGGCAAACACAGCTTTTCCCGTTGTATTTCACGATGAATCTAATGGCTTGTTAGATGATACAGGCGCTTTAACGTATAATCCAAGTTCAGGTAGGTTGGAAACTTTTGATTTAGGCGTAAGAAATAAAATTTATGCTGATGACGATTCGGGTCTTGACACTTATATATTGTTTGCTGACGGTGATATAGACATTATGGTTAATGACACTAATTTGTCTGATCAATGGTCTGATGCATACAGCGCTTTGTCTAGTTCTTTTATTGGATCTACTAACCATCAAGATGGTGTTACATTTACAGATACAGAATCCTCTGGAACATATACTACTACCATAAAATGTGATTCTGACATTTTAGTATTTAACATGGACCATGGTGGTGCTAACAATAACGCACTTACCCTAACCCATCAAGGCTTAATAGGTTTCAATAGAACCAACCCGTCTTATGGTGTCCATGACTCAAGAGCCTCTGGTACTGAGTCTGATTATTATCTAGTAAACGGCTCTATGGGATTAGGTACAACACCAAGAGCAGCTGACAGTTATATTGACGTAGTGGGTGATGTTTATACTGGTGTTTCTGACAAAAGATTTAAAACAAACATAAGACCTTACAAAAACCCTATTGAAAAAGTAAAATCGTTAAATGGTTTTACATACAACTACAACGATCTTGCTAAGTCGGTTGCTCCTAAAACATACGGGCATAATAACGACATGGCTGGTGTATTCGCTCAAGAAGTACAGAAAGTAGTTCCAGAAGCTGTGTTAATAGCGCCTTGTGATAGCGATGAGCATGGAAAATCTATATCGGGTGAAAACTATTTAACTGTTAATTATGATAAATTAGTACCATTATTAATAGAAGCTATAAAAGAACAACAAGAACAAATTGAAGAATTAAAAACAAAAGTATATGGCAATACCAAGTGACGGTCAACTAAGTATGCTCGGAATTTTAAAAGAGCTAACTTCAAATGCTTACGCAGCTGCTCCAACACCTAGTGGAGAAAATTTAGGCTTTGGGGCTACTATAGAGGCTGCTACGTTAAATACAAATAGCACAAGTAGACCAGCAAATTTTACAGCGCCACATAACACACAAGATTTTTATGGCTACGATCACGATGCAGCGCCTTCTTTTGCAGATAGTTATGGTGTTTCAAAATCTATAACAACTGGTATTGGTCAAGCAGTATATTTTGACACAAGCGCAGAGGCAACTTCACATTTTACAGAGACCGATCCTTTTACGATAAATATTTGGGTTAAAGCTGGTTGGAGCGTTAATAACAACTCTTCTATATTCTTATGGGATAGCGCGCCGCAAGATCAACAAAGTAACTGGGACAATCGTATAATGTTAAGATATAGAGAAGGTAATAATAGAATGTATCTTCAAATCCAAAATAACAACTCTGGAAATAAAGATATACAATCGGAATGGTTATTCCACTCTAATTCTGGAGCTTATGCCACTGCTTATGCTGCGGCTGGTTTAGGTGGTACATATTGGAGCGCATCTAATAGAGGTAATGTGAACAGTGATGATTTTACCATGATAACAATAACAAAATCATCAACTGCAGCTTCTAGTGGGGTTACGCTTTACTGGAACGGCGTTAGTTGTGGTGCACCGCCTATTAATGCTGATACTAGTCCGGGAGATTTAGGTATGCACAATGAAGATGACAAGAGATGGACTATAGGGTCTAACGTACAGCATTTTAATGAGCCTAGTGGAAATTCTTATTATAGAGCTGGTGACACTTCAGAAACTGTATACAATGAGTTTGCCGTTTGGTCAACCGAACTAAACGCGGCAAACGTATTAGCAATATATAATAGCGGAACACCTTTTGATTTAACTAGTAATAACGGTAATTACACTGGATCTAGTAGACTTTATCATTATTATAAATTTGAAAACAATGGCACTGATACAGCGGGTAATGGTGGTAGTTTAACTGTTGCTGGGAATTCTAACTATCAATCTATCTAATATGAATTATTATATAGTAACAAAAGAAGTGTACGATACAATAGATAAAGATCAAATATCATTTATGCACAAAAGTCAAGATAGAACTAAAAGACTTATATCAACAACAGAAACAATTTCTAATATAGTAAAAGAATTTGATAGCGCTACTACATGTTCAAATTATACTTTTACAAACCATTCTGATTGGGTTGGAGACGGTTCTGGAATAGATATAGATGATTTTGAAAGAATAAGATACATTAAAGAGGTAGACGATTTGCTACCATAGTGTAACTACTCACTATTTCGTGTAATATTATAAGTAGATAAATAACAATAAATTAACTTAAATTAAATAAAATGGCAAAAAGAAAAACACCAAAAGTAGACTTAACTAAAAAAATAACTAAAGAAGAGTTAGAAGGAGTACAAGAGTCTATAAATAAAATAAATCAAATAAAAATTCAAATAGCAGACGCAGAAGTAAGAAAAGGTATGTTATTGGGCGCTTTTAGTGAAGAGCAGCAAAAAATGAGCCTTATTAACCAGGACCTTCAAGAAAAATATGGGGATGTTAATATAAACGTGCAGACCGGTGCTATTACAGAAAAAAGTGATGAACAAAGTAATTCGTAAAATAAGTATAGGTTCAAATTACAAAACTGATGCAATGCATTATTCTGTAGGTCAAGAGGTTTATGGTGGTCACACTATATGCCATATAATAGAAGAAGAAAGTAAGTTTTCTATTTATATAAAGAAACAAGACGATGTTTTACCGTGGAAAGATTTTAATAAAAACATGGCTGTTTCTTTAGAGTATGATTTACAATATTAATGAAATGTTTGTTTGATTTTGTTGTAACGCCAAAAGGAGAAAGGTACAACAATACAAAAAAAATTGGTGATTCAGAGTTGGTTTTGAATTCTGAAATTTTTAATCACAAATTCACAAATAGACAGGCAATTGTAAAAAAAACACCACTAGCAATAACATCGCCAATAAGGATAAACGATGAAATAATAGTACACCACAATGTGTTTAGAAGATACCACGATATACGTGGTAAAGAAAAAAACGGTAGAAGTTTTTTTAATGAAAACGAGTTTCTTATAGAACACGACCAGGTTTATGCTTACAAGAGGGATGGTGTTTGGAAATGCTTACAAGGTTATTGTTTTGTTCAACCTATAAAAAACACTAATATTTTTAGTGATCAAAAAGAAGAACCACTAAAAGGAATAGTTAAATACACTGATGGTACAGTGAAAAAGGATTCTTTAGTAGGCTTTACGCCTCACTCAGAATATGAGTTCACTATAGATGGGGTAAGAATGTACAGGGTGTTATCTAAATTTATTACAATCAAATATGAATATCAAGGAAACGAAGAAGCGTATAATCCAAGCTGGGCACAAGGCAGTTGAAGAGCTGATAAAAGTAGCTAAAGAAGCTATTGTAGATTCAGACGATGATATATCAGCTGACAGATTAAAAAATGCCGCTGCTACTAAAAAATTAGCTATATTTGATGCATTTGAAATCCTCCATCGTATACAAGAAGAAGAAAATATTCTGGAAGGAAAGACACAAGAGAAGAAAGAAGAGCGAGTATTTAAAGGATTCGCGGAAGGCAGATCGAAATGAGTTACGAGCAAGTATTATATAGCGTAATTGAACCTATTAAGAAAACAACAATAACAAGACTTAATAGAGGTAAAAAATGGAAGTACGGATATAACAAGGAGCATGATGTTGTAGTTATATCAAAAACTGGTCAAATAGGAGAGGTATACGATATACAAAACCTAAAGATCGCTTTACCAAAGGTTGATAGCGTGTATAGCAACGAGGAAAGAAAGTGGCAAAAAATAGAACAGCCAAAAGAATTGTCTAAGCTAAAAAACATATTTGACTGGAGAAACTACCCAGATGAGGCAAAAGAACAATGGTTTGACTATATAGATCAAGAGTTTAAAAGAAGAGAAGAAGGTTTTTGGTTTAATAACAACGGAACACCTACTTACGTGACGGGCACGCATTACATGTACCTACAGTGGAGTAAGATTGACGTTGGAGCGCCAGATTTCAGAGAGGCTAATAGGTTGTTCTATATATTTTGGGAAGCTTGTAAGGCGGATAAAAGATGTTACGGGATGTGTTACCTTAAAAATCGTAGGTCTGGATTTTCTTTCATGTCATCAGCCGAAACAGTTAACCAAGCTACATTAGCGAGCGATAGTAGATTTGGAATATTATCTAAAACGGGGTCTGATGCTAAAAAGATGTTTACCGACAAGGTGGTTCCAATTAGTATTAACTACCCGTTCTTTTTCAAACCGATTCAAGACGGTATGGATAGACCTAAGTCTGAGCTTGCATATAGAGTACCAGCCTCTAAGTTCACGAGAAAGAAGATGGCCGCCACAAATGGCATGGAGGAAATTGAGGGGCTAGACACAACAATAGATTGGAAGAATACTGGTGATAACAGTTACGATGGGGAGAAGTTAGCATTGTTAGTACATGACGAAAGTGGTAAATGGGAAAGACCCGATAATATATTAAACAACTGGAGAGTTACCAAAACATGTTTACGATTAGGTAGTAGAATTGTTGGTAAATGTATGATGGGCTCAACTTCAAACGCATTAGATAAAGGTGGAGACAATTTTAAAAAACTATACAACTCATCAGATGTCACCCAAAGAAATAGAAACGGCCAAACAAAGTCTGGTTTATACTCTTTGTTTATCCCAATGGAATGGAACTACGAAGGCTTTATTGATGAGTACGGACTTCCAGTATTTGATAGTCCTGACACAGATGTACTCGGCCCAGACGGGGAATTAATAGATGTTGGTATAATAGAGCATTGGCAAAATGAAGCTGATGGTTTAAAAGGAGATGGTGACGCTTTAAATGAGTTTTATAGACAGTTTCCAAGAACTACCGAGCACGCGTTTAGAGATGAGGCTCAAAACAGTATATTTAACTTAGTAAAAATATACGAGCAAATAGATTTTAACGAAGAAATGTCAAGAACACTGGGTGTTACTAGAGGTAACTTTCAGTGGGTAAGTGGAGCTAAAGACTCAAAAGTAATATTTTATCCTGATCAAAAAGGAAGGTTTAAAGTTAGTTGGACACCACCGGCGAATTTACAAAACAATATCATAATTAAAAATGGTATTAAATATCCTGGCAACGAACACATGGGTGCTTTTGGTTGCGATAGCTACGATATATCAGGAACTGTAGATGGTAAAGGTTCTAAAGGCGCTTTGCACGGGTTAACTAAGTTTAGCATGGAAGATGCTCCACCTAGTCAGTTCTTTTTAGAATATGTTGCTAGACCACAAACGGCTGATATATTTTTTGAAGATGTATTAATGGCGTTAGTATTTTATGGAATGCCTTTACTTGCAGAAAACAACAAGCCTCGTTTGTTATACTATTTACGTAGGAGAGGTTATAGAGGGTTTAGCATGAATAGACCTGATAAAGTTTGGAATAAATTATCTACGGCTGAAAAAGAAGTTGGAGGAATACCAAACTCAAGTGAAGATATAAAACAAGCACACGCCGCTGCAATAGAGATGTACATTCAAGATTATGTGGGCAGAAAACAAGATGGTAGTGTAGGTAGTATGTATTTTAACGAAACTCTAAACGATTGGGCAAGATTTGATATAAACAAAAGAACAAAGTTTGACGCCGCTATTAGTAGTGGTTTAGCGATAATGGCTTGTAATAAACATTTATACAGACCAAACGCGGCAATAAAAAGAGAAAAATTGAATATAAGTATAGCTAGATATAAAAATGACGGCTTTACTTCTAAAATAATAGAAAATTAATATGGCAAAATCTCCTTCAAAAGATTATTTTCCTAAACAAACCGTAAGCGACGAATATAAAAATTCTGCGGAATATGGCTTAAAGGTTGGCCAAGCTATTGAGAACGAGTGGTTTCAAACTGGTGGCATTAACAACAAGTATAACCAAACAAAAGATAGTTTCCACAAATTAAGATCATACGCTAGAGGTGAACAATCAATACAAAAATATAAAGATGAGTTATCTATAAACGGTGATTTATCTTATTTAAATTTAGATTGGAAACCAGTACCCATTATACCTAAGTTTGTTGATATAGTAGTTAACGGTATGTCTCAAAGAGTTTTTGATATAAGAGCATATTCTCAAGATAAGTTTGGTGTAGATAAAAGAACCAAATACATGGAAGATATACTAAAGGATATGAAAAGTATACCTTTTACTCAGATGGCTGCCCAAAGAGGTGTAGATGTTAGGTCTAGTGAAATGGAAACACAAGATTTACCAGCTAACGAAGATGAACTATCTTTACATATGCAACTTAATTATAAGCAGGGTATAGAAATAGCTGAAGAAGAAGCTATCAACTGTTTAATGGATGGTAACAATTATGATTTAATAAGAGGTAGACTTATTTATGATCTAACTGTTTTAGGTTTGGGAGCCGCTAAAACAAGTTACAGTAAGTCAACAGGTGTAACCATAGATTATGTTGATCCAGCAAAACTAGTGTATTCATATACTGAATCACCTTATTTTGATGATATATATTATGTTGGAGAGGTGAAAACTATACCTATAAACGAACTTGTTAAACAGTTTCCAAATTTAACTGTAGAAGAATTAAAACATATTCAAGATTCTAAACCAGAACATGAGTTAAGCTATAACCAAACATATAGTCATAATGATGGAAATGATAGTGGTAAAATTCAAGTTTTATATTTTAATTACAAAACATATAATAACGAGGTTTATAAAGTTAAAAAAACTAGCTCTGGAGGTGTTAAAGCCATATTAAAAAGCGACAAATTTGATCCACCTAAAGATTTACAAGGTGATTTTCAAAAACTAGAAAAAGCTGTAGAGGTTTTGTACGAGGGCGCTATAGTTCTTGGTACTAATAAATTACTTCATTGGGGTTTAGCTAAAAACATGTTACGTCCTAAAAGTGACTACACTAAGGTAAAAATGAATTACTCTATTGTTGCTCCTAGAATGTATAAGGGTAAAATAGAGAGTTTAGTTAGCAGAACAACAGGTTTTGCCGATATGATACAGCTTACGCACTTAAAGTTACAGCAAGTAATGTCACGCATGATACCTGATGGTATATATTTAGATGCTGATGGACTTGCTGAAATAGATTTAGGTAATGGTACAAACTATAATCCACAAGAAGCTTTAAACATGTTCTTCCAAACAGGTTCTGTAATTGGTAGATCAATGACTGCTGACGGTGATATGAACCCAGGTAGAGTACCAATACAGGAAATAGCTAGTGGTAATGGTGGGGCAAAAATGCAAAGTCTAATACAGACTTACAACTACTACCTACAAATGATAAGAGACACAACAGGGTTAAACGAAGCTAGAGATGGTAGTATGCCAGATAAAAACGCTCTAGTAGGCATACAGAAAATAGCAGCTGCAAATTCAAACGTGGCTACTAGACACATATTAGATTCGAGTTTATTTTTAACCTCAGAAATAGCCGAAGCTTTATCCCTTAGAATATCTGATGTTATTGAGTATTCGCCAACAAAAGATGCTTTTGTGCAAAAAATAGGGGCTTTTAACGTTGGTGTCTTAAAAGAGCTGAAAGATTTACATATACATGATTTTGGTATATTTATAGAACTACAACCTGACGAAGAAGAAAAACAATTACTTGAAAACAATATTCAAATGGCGCTGCAACAACAAAGTATTAACTTAGAAGACGCTATAGATATAAGAGAAGTTAGAAATCTAAAACTTGCCAATCAACTATTAAAAGTAAGGCGTAAAAAGAAACAGGAATTAGATCAACAAATGCAGCAACAAAACATAGAGGCTCAATCACAAGCTAATCAACAAGCAGCTCAAGCTGCAGCACAATCTGAAGTTCAAAAGCAACAAGCTTTAGCGCAAACTGAAATGCAGTTAGAAATGCAAAAATCAGAATTAAAAAAGCAAGAAATGGCAAGTGAGGTGGACTTCAAAAAGCAGTTAATGCAATTAGAGTTTCATTATAACATGCAGTTAAAAACTAAAGAGTCTGAAGGGTTGGCTGATAGAGAATCTGTTAGAGAGGACAGAAAAGATAAAAGAACTAAGTTACAAGCTTCTCAACAAAGTCAACTTATAGAGCAGAGAGCTGGTGGAGGTGAACCAATGGACTTTGAATCATCTGGTAACGACAATATGGGCGGAAGTTTTGATCTGTCTAGATTTGAACCAAGTTAAAAATTATTAATTATTATATTTTATTATGGAAGAAAACAAAGAAGTAGTTCAAGAAACTACACAATCTAAAGAAGAGGGCAAACTTAAAGTTAAAATGCCAAAACTAGTTAAGGATGATGGTCCTATAAAACTAGATTTATCAAAAAAAGAAGAAACCGTAGAAAAAGTAGAAGAAAATGAAACTAAAATCGATAACGCTGACGACAGCGGAGTGGTTACAGAGCTTAAAGATGCCGACACCACAGAAAAACAAGAAGAAGTACAGCCGGAGGGAGAAACACAAGAAGAACCTCCAGTACTAGAAGAAATACAACCTGAAGAAACCGTAGAAGAAAAGGTTAAAGAGGTTGAAAAAGAAGTAATAGAAGCGGTTGAAGAAAGTGAAACAACTGGAAAACCTCTACCTGAAAATATTCAAAAGCTAGTAGATTTTATAGAAGAAACAGGTGGAGATTTAGAAGATTATGTAAAACTTAATCAAGATTATAGTAAATTAGACGATAGTTTAGTTTTGAGAGAGTATTACAAACAAACAAAAAATCATCTTAGTTTAGATGAAATTGATTTCCTTATTGATGACAACTTTGCATATGATGCAGATGAAGCTAGTGATAGGGAAATAAAAAGAAAAAAACTAGCGTTCAAAGAGCAAGTTGCCGACGCTAGACGCCACTTGGACGGGCTAAAGTCCTCGTATTACAAAGAAATTAAAGCTGGGAGCAAGTTGACTCCCGACCAACAGGAAGCTGTTAATTTTTATAGTGAATACAACAAGAACTCTGAAGAAAACAATAAGATTCAGACGCAGCAAAAAAATATTTTTAACAAACAAACCGAAAGTTTATTTAACAACGATTTCAAGGGATTTGAATATAAAGTTGGTGACAAAACTTATAGGTACAATGTTAAGGATGTTGATGGTACAAAGAAAACACAGAGCGATATTAATAATTTTATCAAAAAGTTTTTGAATAAAAACAACGAAATGTCAGATGCTAAGGGTTATCATAAATCATTATTTACTGCTATGAATTCAGATGCTATTGCCCAACATTTTTACGAACAAGGTAGAGTAGACGCGTTAAAAGATAGTATTAACAAAGCAAAAAATGTTGATATGAGTCCTAGACAGTCTTTTACTAGCGAAAAAACTGGCTTTAAGTATAAAGTTTTAGGTGATAATTCTAAGGGTTTAAAAGTAAAATTAAACAAATAATTAACATTTAAAAAAAATTAAAAAATGGCAGCAGTAAACCCGGCAGCGGGACCGAATATATCTCCGGTTCCAGCTCCAATACAACAAACGCTTGAAAGTGCTTACTTAGATTTTAGCACTGGTTGGGCACAACAACACTTACCTGAGCTTTACGAAGCTGAGGTAGAAAGATATGGTAACAGAACGTTAGCAGGTCTTTTATCTAAAGTCGGCGCTGAAGAGGCAATGGCTTCTGATCAAGTAGTCTGGTCAGAACAAGGTAGACTACATATTTCAATTCCAGATGTAACTTGTGACGCGTCTGAAAATCAAATTACTTTTGATGATGATGCAGAAGCTGGTTTAGTAAGAAAGTATGATACTGTATTATTATACTGTACAGCTGGTACAGCTGTTGGTACGATCATCAAAGGTCTTATTACAGCTATTGATGTAGATACTACAGGTGGTTCTACAGATACTTTATCTGCAACATTTGCTCCTTATACTCAAGCTACTCTTCATTCATCTGCATCTGGAGCTACTACGTATGCTGATGACTCAGTATTTACTGCGGTAGTTTATGGTTCTGAGCACGCGAAAGGAACTTCTTTAGATAGAGCTGCTTTAACTCCACAGTTCAAATCTTTTACTAACAAACCAATTATTATTAGAGACAGATACCAAGTTAGCGGTTCTGACGCTTCTCAAATTGGTTGGGTAGAAGTTGCTGGTGAAGAAGGTCAAAGTGGTTACCTATGGTACTTAAAAGCTGAAGGTGATACTAGAGCTCGTTTCAATGATTATTTAGAAATGTCAATGATCGAAGCTGTTAAGAAAGATGCTGATGGTGCAACAGGTGCTAATCACGAAGGTACTGAAGGTTTATTTGCTGCAATAGAAGACAGAGGTCACGTTGTTACAGACGCTTTTGTTGATAGTGGAACAACTGGATTTTTCGCTGATAACATGGGTACTATAGACAATATATTAACTAAATTTGACGCACAAGGCGCTATTGAAGAGAACATGATGTATTTAAACAGAACTATGAGTATCCACATGGATGACACTCTTGGTGCTATTGGTGCAGGTTATGCTGCAGCGGCTGGTTTTGGTATGTTCAACAACTCTGCTGACATGGCATTAAATTTAGGTTTCTCTGGTTTCAGAAGAGGTTCTTATGACTTCTACAAAACTGATTGGAAATACTTAAACGACGCTATGTCTTACGGTGGTATGACTGCCGCTGCAGGAAATGGTTTAATTTCAGGTGCTATTATACCTGCTGGTGTGTCATCTGTTTATGACCAAGGTATGGGTAGAAATATGAAAAGACCTTTCTTACACGTACGTTATAGAGCTTCACAAACTGAAAACAGAAAGTTAAAAACTTGGATCACTGGGTCTGTTGGTGGTAATATTACTTCTGACTTAGATGCAATGACAGTTAACTACTTATCTGAAAGATGTTTAGTAGTTCAAGGTGCTAATAACTTCATGTTATTAAAATCGTAACACTTTTTAAAAGAACCGGGGCTTCGGCCTCGGTCCTTTTATTTTTTATTAACTTATATTATATATTATTATGGCAAAAAAACAAGAAACAAAAGCAGAGGTGCCTGCAAAAACTCCAGTAATGGAAGCACCAAAAAACAATTGGGAATTAAAAGATAGAGTATATATATTAACGGGAAATAAAACACCTTTAACATTTACTTTAAAATCAAGAAATTTAATGTGGTTTGATGAAGATTTAGGTTACGAAAGAGAACTTAAATATGCTGAAAACCAAAAGTCAGTCTTTGTTGATGAGCAAGTTGGAGATGCACGTTTGTCTCATATAACTTTTAAAGATGGTTCTTTAATGGTTCCAAAAGAAAAAGTTAGTTTACAAAAACTATTATCTTTATACCACCCTTGGAAAAACAAATATTATTACGAGTTTGATGAGGTTAAAGTTGCTACGAGTGAAATTGATACTTTAGAACTTGAGTTGGACGCAATGAATACCGCTAGGGATATGGATATAGAAATGTTAGAAGCTATTATGAGAGTTGAAGTTGGTTCTAAAGTAACAGAGATGAGTTCTAAGGAACTTAAACGAGATGCGCTTATATATGCTAAGAAAAATCCAAAATTGTTTTTAGATTTAGCTAAAGATGAAAACATACATCTTAGAAATTTAGGTATAAAAGCTACTGAAATGGGGATATTAAAGCTATCAAGAGACCAAAGAACATTTATGTGGGGATCTAACGATAGAAAATTAATGAATGTTCCATTTGACGAGCATCCATATACAGCTTTAGCCGCTTGGTTTAAAACTGATGAAGGTATGGAAATTCTAAAAAATATAGAAAAACAACTAAGCTAACCCTAATAAAAGTAGCCACTCTTTTTAGGGTGGCTATTTTTTTAACTTACTAGTAGTATTGAGTGACTATATTACTAGGTACAAACAAATAATATGGCTATAAACATAGACACAGTATATCAAAGAGTGTTAGCTATTGCTAACAAAGAACAAAGAGGCTATATTACACCTCAAGAATTTAATCTATTTGCCAACCAAGCGCAAATGGATATATTTGAACAATATTTTTACGATATAAATCAATTTGACAGACGAAACGCAAACGATACGGAGTATTCTAATATGATTAGTTTATTAGAAGAAAAAATTAGTCCGTTTGAAAAATACAAAGTATCAATGTCAGCTGTTAGTGGTAATCAATTAACTCTACCAACTGATGTTTATAGATTAGGAACTGTATTCTACGCGCCTACAGGTCTTTATGACGTAGAAGTACAACAAATAAACAAAAAAGAATTAGTGTACATGGAGAGATCACCCTTAGCACAACCATCTGGTGACTATCCTGTATACACAAGAAAGACAAATACAACTATAAAAGTTTTTCCATCATCGCCTCCCACAACGTATTCTGTTAGCAATGTTACATGTAATTATGTTGCTAAGCCTGCGGATATTGTTTGGGGTTACGAAACAGTTGGTGGGTCTGCTCTATATAATAACGGGGCGTCAACACACCCTGAACTACACGAATCGGAAGAAACTTTATTAGTATTAAAAATATTAGCTTTAGCTGGTGTTTCAATAGAAGATCCGCAGTTATATCAAATTGCAACTCAAGAAGAGGTTAAACAAGTTCAACAAGAAAAACAATAAAATATGGGATTATTTAAAGGAACACAAGAACAATATCACGGATTAAATTCGTTTATAGCAACAGGTGGTCAAACTAACTTTACTTTAGATTTTCCAACGCTACCATCTTCAAGTAGTTTATTTAATGTATACCTGACTGGCGCCCTATCGTCTGGTGCGGGTGGAACAACTACAGTTAGAACTCTACTATCTAGCTTTGGTGGCGCTACAATCGCTAGTTACAACGCCACAACAGGTGTTTTGGTTTTACCAGCTATAGCTGTAAGCACAGTTGTAGAGGTTATAATAACAAATCCTGATTTAGGTAACTATCAATATATAAAATTAGAAGATTTAGTAAATAACTTTATGGTTGGTTATACTGGCGAAGACAAAATAATAAATAGAGCTAAAAGAACAGATGTAGTTTTTCACGCTAAAAGAGCAATACAAGAATTTAGTTATGATACTTTTAGATCTACAAAAAGCTATGAAGTAGAAGTTCCACCAACACTTGTAATGGAATTACCACCAGATTATGTAAATTATGTTAAAATAATGTGGGTTGATGATGATGGTGTTTTTAGGCCTTTAGTACCAACAAGGCACACTGGAAACCCAACAGAATTATCACAGGATGGTAGCTACGAATATTTATTTAATAACGATGGGTCTTACCTTTCAAATCCCAAATCAACAACGCTAACAAGAAGAGAAGACAATATACTTACAACAGCTACTGAAGATTTAAATGTTGATGCTGATATATTCGATCTACACGAGGGCAAAAGGTACGGTCAAGACCCCACAATGGCAAACGTAAACGGCGATTATTTTATAGATTATAATTTTGGTAAAATTCATTTCTCCTCTAACATATCAGGTAAAGTAGTTGTGTTACAATATATAAGTGATGGTTTAGGCACAGATAGCGAGATGATAGTTCATAAATTTGCAGAAGAGGCTATATATAAACATATTGCCCACGCTGTACTAGCAACTAGAATAAATATACCTGAGTATATAGTAGCTAGGTATAAAAAAGAAAGAAGAGCGGCTATAAGAACTGCTAAATTAAGATTGTCTAATCTAAAAGCAGAGGAGCTAACTCAAACAATGAGAGGTAAGTCAAAACAAATAAAACACTAATACATGCCGGAATTAAAAAATGTATTCCATGCGGGTAGAATGAATAAAGATCTTGATGAAAGATTAATACCCAATGGAGAATATAGAGACGCGTTAAATATAGATGTTTCTTTTTCAGAATCTAATGATTCTGGTGCTGCGCAGAATTCTTATGGAAATATAGTAAAATCAACAGTTGGTATTACTGGCGCTGTTTGCATAGGTTCTATTGCAAATAAAAACGAAGAAACTATTATATGGTTTATATCTGGAACCACTGTTGATGCTATAGTAGAGTACAACACTATTACAAACGAAGTTTTACCAATACTAGTTGATACAAATAAAGCAAATAGTAACGCTTTTTTAAACTTTAGTGAAGAAAATCTTATAACTGGCATAAACATATTAGATGATTTTTTATTTTTCACTGATAATAATTCCGAGCCTAAAAAAATAAATATAGGTAGAATGAAAAATGGTTCTACTAACTTTTCCACTACTACAAAATATCAAAATGCAGACGGTACATACACTAATAATGTTTATGAACAATTAATTACTGTTATAAAAAAATATCCTTTAAACGCCCCAGAATTAACTTTAAACTCATCAATACGAACAGGTAACGTTAAAGGTATTTCGCATACGTTAAACCGTACCACCTACGCTGCTAGCGCTCAAGCAACCACAGCACAAATGGAAGCGCACGACTATCTTTCAAAAAACATAATGGCTAATACAGCCGGTTCTTCCACTATATATAATATAACACACGATAGATCTATAGAAAGAGTTTGTAACAACCATATAGATGACGCGAACAATGGTATCATCTCTTTTGATACTACTGGTTTTACTACGGGTGATGAATACAAAAAATGGAGAGCTATTGAACCTGGTATGAAAGTTGCTATTAGCAATAACGGTAGTAGTAGTTGGCAAGAACCAGTTAAATACCATACTATTAAAACTGTTGATTGGTTAAACCACACTATAACCGTTGACACTGACAACAGTCCTTATAACGCTGCTATTGAAAGCACGTGGACAGGCGATAGATTTCCAACTAACAACCCAGCAAATAGCACAAAAGTAAGAATATCACATTGGTCAAGACCTTATAACAATGATTATTTTTGGGCTTATACAGACGACACTGGTGCGATAGTATCAAAACCAATTGGAACATCGTCTGATAATTACATAGATTCAAGTGGTAACGTGTTAAAAGACGGTGGTGTACTGCAAGATGGAAGTGGTGCCGATGTTGCTATTACGGCTTCCACTGCAACTAGTGGAACTGGCGTTTTGCAATTTGAAAATGGTTGGACGTATAACACGTCTGATAAAGAATATGTTTACAATGGTGGTGGTAACTCAGCGGGTACATATCAATACCCAAAAATAACTAAACCCACAGATTTATTAAGTGGTCATATATATAGAATGGAAGCCACTATAACAATAACTAGTGGTTCTGGTCATATAGGTTTTTTAGATACATCAGACACCACCGTGGCTACTTTAAATGGTTTAAACGGTAGAGAAACTAGAAAGACTGTTGTGGGTACACACAATATTAGCATTACATGGGAACAAGCGGTAAGTGGTGATGATGGTATGTTATGTCTTTTCGCCACGGATTCATTGGTGGCAAAGGTAAAAATAAATTCAATAACTTGCTTATCAAAACCTAGAGTTGTGAAAACACAACCTATACAGTTTTATGGAGATACTAATTACGAAGTTAATGATATAATAAAATTACAAACTGAAGATAGCGCAGCTGTTAATTATGATGACGATAAGTTTGTAGACATAACTATAAAGTTAACTGAAAAAATAGCAGTTAGAAATAATACAAAAATAAATGAAACACATGCTTTAGCTATTGGTAGTGGTGTAACTGGTAATGAAAAAATATCTAACGGTAACCTTTCAGACCTATCAACATGGCACACTGGCGTTGGTCCTGGTACCACAGACGTAACCTCATCTTCCGCAGGTTTTAGAATTGCAAGTGGAGCATTAACATCTGTAAATAGTGGTGGTGGTTACATAAGAAACGTTTTAGCAGAAGATTTAGTAGCGGGTGAAACTTATAAACTCACTTACACCGTGGATACGGCGTCAACGGGTAGTGGTAGTGGTAGTAGGGGTTATTTATTACTTATATTAGCAGATAGCGATAAATATACCGGAGATGATTTAGACTATGGACATTCTAATCATATATTATTACCAACAGACTCTACGGGTACTAAAACTGTTTATTTTAAACAAAAGTCATTAGAAAGAGGTGCTTGGAATAGTGGAACCACAAACCAACATGGGTTAAAAGAGTTAAAGTTTTATAACGATACCAATTGGAATGGTGAAATATCCAATATTCAACTTAAAAAAGCTGATGGTACTGCAGAGATTGAGTGTGGCTCTATAGGTACTAGTAGTGGTAGACAGGCTTTTGATTTTGAAATACTATCTATAGATAGTTCTATACTAAGTAATCTTGGTAGTTTGACTTTTGTGTCAAAAAGAGTACAGCAAGATTCTATATACACCAAAGAATTTCCTAGATTTAGTTATAGATGGAAATATATAGACAATGAATTTTCGGCAATATCACCATTTACAGAAGTGGCTTTTTTACCAAAAAGCGATGAAGGTTATAGTTACGATGCTAAGAATGGGTACAACAAATCTATGGTCAACGACTTAAGACGTATAACGTTATCTGGTATAAAAGAAATGCCAGAAGACGTAAAGTCTATAGATATTCTTTATAAAAAGTCAGATTCTACCAGCGTATATATAGTTAGAACTATAGAGAGTAGTGAATTTGAAGATTTAAAGGAAAATGATAGTGTTGTTTTGACTTCTGAAGAGATAAAATCATTATTACCAGAAAATCAAATGCTTAGGCCGTATGACAACGTTCCTAGAAAAGCAAAGGCTCAAGAAATAACTGCTAATAGAGTTTTGTATGGTAATTACCTGCAACAATATAACTATTTTAACACTCCACCAGAGTTTAAGGTTAAAATAAACAGTTCTATTGTAACAAGTGGTGATCCAAAAAAATCTTTAAAGTCAATTAGAGACTACCAAGTCGGTATTGTTTATATGGATGAGTATGGTAGACAGTCGCCTGTTTTTACAGATAAATCTGGTATTATAAAACTAGACCAAACAAAAGCAGCTACGCAAAACTCTATACAATGTGGCATGTTAACCCCTCCTCCGTCATGGGCTACTCATTATAAATATTACGTAAAAGACTCTTCAAATGAGTTTTACAATATAGCAATGGATCGTTTTTACAGCGATACAGAAGATGAAAATGTATGGATTTCATTTCCTTCTTCTGAAATAAACAAAATAAACGAAAACGACTATATAGCACTTAAAAAACAGCATGATAGTGAAAAGCCTGTCAGCGTACCATCTGGGGCGACGTTAAAATACAAGATTTTAGATAAGCAAGCAGAGCCACCTACACATATAAAGTTCAAAATGGAAAGAATTGGTGGAACAAACGAAGGTGTTAGTTTTTCCGCGGGAGCAGTAGTGGTGAGCAGTGATAGTAATGCGGAAAAAAATGCTAAATATGATTTGCAAGTATATAAATATCCGGTGCAAGGCCAAAGTCAGTTTTTGGTTAGCGCGTATGATCTTAGGAGCGACACTGAGCTTTTAGAAGAGTTAGAATCTTATATTACCGATACTGGAGTTTGGTACGGTGTTGACAATAGGTTTATTGATATAACGTCTACTTTAAGTGGCGCTGTTTCTGTGCGATATGAGATACTTGAAATATACAAAAAAACAATAATCAATAACATACCTCAAATAAGTCCAAACCCCTATACCACTGGTATTACAGACAAGGGTAATTTATGCTTAATTGCTAGCGCGTCTGGTTCTACTGCTCCGTCTAATAGCATAACCTTTAAGACTAATAAAAAATCATCAAAGTCTAATGACACTAATATAAGTAATCCTGACGGAAGTATTCAAGTTGGTATGAAGCTTGTTGATAGTGAGCACTCTGTGACTTATGACGGGCAAAACATAATTGTTACAGCTGTAGGTACTAATAGTGTAACATTAAGTTCAGAAATATCTCAAACCGATGGTGAGGAAATGTATTTTAGAGATTGCTCAGATTGTTATTACTTTAAAGTAAAAAAACCATTTGGCACTGATATACAATTTGTAGGCCAAGGCCCACAACCAACAAAAATTGAACTAAACGCTATAACGGACGGTAGTACAAGCTCTTACAACGCAACTACCACGGTTTTACCCAATCCTCAAGATTTAAAACTTAAATTAGATTTTTACAAGCAAACCACTGATGATTATGGTGAAGAGTTTAAGGGTAAATTCTTTGTGAAAATAAAAAGAGATGGTGCTATAAATAGGTTTATATATAAAACACAAGAAGTTTCAAAAACTTTTAAAAGTAGAGACTCAGCGAGATTGTTCTACGCTCAAACATGGTTATTAGACGCTGCTAACAGGTTAGGTAATGGTACAAACGCTATTATACCCGACACTAATTTAAGCACGTCGAGCGATTATATAAGAGAAATACTTGATGTTCCTTCTGATTACGCCTACATTGCTGCTGAAGACGGGTTTAATCAATCCTGGGCAAGAAGTAATTATCAAACGTGTTTAAAAAACTTTGGATACAAAGACTTCAGACACTCAGGTTCTGGTAATGCAAGACGTTTTACTGGAGAGTGGAATGGTAACGGCTTATCATTAAATCCAATCACTAACATTCCCGATATTACCTACTCCCCAAATCTTGTAGGGTGGTCAGCAGCCGTTGCGCTTAACGGCACTCCTACAAAAATTAACTTTGGTGGTACAACAAGAGGTAT